TTAAGTGTGGGCGGGCGACCGAATTGTCGCCCCTGCCGCATAACGCGGGAAGGGCGCGCCGTGGGGAATCACCCCGCCCAACCTTTTTCCGGTGCAGCAGATGTCCTGCCTCGCCGCCGGGGCGGGTAAGGCAGGTCTACCAAAAAAAAAGGCCGGCACGAGGTTGGCCGGCGGAGGGAGGTAGGTTGCGAGGGAGGCTATGTCCGGGAAATAACTCCGCGGCGGGTGTGCCGCGGACGCCGCCCCCGCGGCGTCGCCGTCGCCTCCCGGGCAAGTGGCGTTGGCCCCTCGCTCTTTTCTCTCCCACAAAGACTTCTCGACGCCGCCCACGTACCCCGTGCCGTCGCCGAAGTTCATGTAGTTAAAGATGAACTCAATTTTTCTCGGGTTGGTTACTTTGCCCCCGGCCCTGAAGAGCTTCCAGCCCGCCACTGGGTTCGCGGGCACCTTGAGGGCGACGACCCCGCCGGGAGGAATCGGCACGTCGTCCGGTAGCACCGGCTCGCTCAAGGAGACTAGCTTGCCGCGCCCGTACTGAAGCCCGAAGCCAATGTTAAGGCCGCTCGGCGCGAACACGTCCGGCAGGTCAACCGAGATGTTTAAGTAGTAGATGGGCTTCGTCCCCGTGTTGGTGACCTCCACCTCCAGCTCCCCGAGCCAATCCTCGTTCTCCAAGTCCTTCAGCTTCTCCGGCTTCTTTACCTTCACCTTAATCGGCAGGTGCTTCGGGATTTTCTCCACCACCTCGCGCTCCGCCTTCTCGCCCGACTGCGCCGTGCCGGCCGAGAAGCCGCAGACGGCGACGAGCGAGAACATGAGGAGGGCGGTTAGGGGGGCGAGGTTCCGGCGCAGGGCCGTGCGGAATGTGTGAGCATTCATCGTGCGTTTCCCCTTTCGAGAGGCTGTGAGTCCGTGAGGGTCGAGCCGAGGGCGCGGCGGAACTGCTGACGCACGTCTTATACAGCCCCGCCCGGCGCCGGTCAAGCAAATCGGTCGGCCGCGCCCGGCGAGCGCGGCCGAGGTGGAGGGCGAACGAGCGCGAGACGGATGGCCGCGCGTGACGGCTCAACGGATGCGCGTCATCCGCCCATAGGGGTAGCACCGAGGGGCAGGAAGACGCAAGAAGTAACATAACACTAACGGTTGCAGCCATCGCGCAGGAGCCAAGAAGAGAGAAGAAGAAGGAAGATGAGAGAAAAATCGTTCCCGAATCGTTCCCCGAAAACAGGCCGGGAAGCACCGTCACCGTGCGCGGCAGAGGGCTTAGAGCCTCGGCCGGGCACCCGTATGCTCGGTATACAGCCTGATGCCGCCGATCCCATGCGGCTGGCCGAGGAATCAAACGAGCGGCTGAAGCGCGCACTTCAGCCCCGAGTAGTGAAGACTAACAGGAGGAAGAGAAAGCCTGCTCGCTGACGCAGGTCGTGTCCGCGTCTCTTTCTTTAATACGCGGACAGCAACTTCCGGGACTGAAGGAGCCCGATGTTATACACGCCTCGTCTAAAAGAAGCCACGGCACGCCGAACCGCTCGCCAGCATCTGGAGAGCAATGTTTGTCCAGTATTCTTTCTTTTATTTACTGGACAAATTCGACGGTTCCTTCCTGAGAGTTAGAACTGAGGGTGACGCGCAAGCCTCAACTCCCCTCTCGGCTTAGAAATTTTATGAAATTCATCATCAAGAGACCGAAGGCGAGCACCATCCACACCGTCCTGACCCTCGTCTGGGCGGCGTTGGTGTTGCCGACGCTCTTGTGGTGGCGAGGGTCAGTCCAGTGGGTGGCTCTCATGAGTCTCTGGGCGAATATCGCCTCGCATTGGGCGGCGCGCGAGGCCGCGAAGGCAAAAGAAAGCCAGCAGGAGGTCTCTTAACCAACAGTGATGCCCCCGCCGACTTCCCCCAGCCGCCGCGCCCCGACCTGCGCGACCTCGCCGCCCTCAAAGAAGTGCAGCGGGCCGTGCGGGCGAGTGCTGCCGCTTTCCAGCTACCTCCCCGACCGGAACCGGAAGAGCGGGCGGCGGAGTGACTGTAAAGAGTGCTACTCCGCCGCCCGCGGCAGTCGGAGTAAGGAAGGCCGGCAGGCCCGGGCGCTCGAAAAGGAGCTGTGGGTCATCAGGGAAGCGTACGCGGGCACTCCTTCGCTGTCCGACATTCTTAACCGCACCCTTGAGGAAGTCCGGCAGGTCGGAGCCTCGGGCGCGAAGTTCGACGAGCAGGTCGCGGCCGTCCGCCGCGCCGTCGTGGTGAAGGGCTGCCGCAGCTCCGAGGAAGTAATGGAGGAGGAGGGGCTCTCGCGCTGGGTGGTGGACCGCGCGCTGGAGAAGTTGGTCAGCGACGGCACACTCGAAACCCGCGACCGCTTCTGCCTACAGGAAGAGGCCGGGGAGCCCGGCCGCCCCGTCACCGAATACCACCCGACAGACACCCCGCGCGGCGAAGTTTTCACCCACATTCTTGACCGTTCGCGCGACGATAATCTGCTCTGAGTGCCGCCCGCAAAATAAAACCCCTTCCTTGCCTTACTCTGTGCCCGTCACCGGCTGTAATGGATTGGTGAATGTATGGGCCGTGAAAAACCTACACTCAAAAGGAAGACTCCTCATCATGGTTGACCGCTTCCCAAGCGGCGCACTCTTCATGTCGAACGCCTGGCCGGTGGCGCTGGGGGCGCTGACGGGTGACGTCGTGGCGACCTCCGCGGAGTGGACGCGCCCCGGCCTCATCGCCGTCATGACGGGGGCGCTCGTTCAAATTTTCATCGCCTTTATGCGCTCGGCCTTCTCGGAGCGCAAAGACACGATGAACGCTCTCAAAGACCTGCTCCGAGAGCAGCGCCTCGCCGCGCAACAGGTGGACAGGACGGCGCGTCGGGTGAGGCACGAACTCGCCAACCGGGCGAACCGGGCAGAGCTGAAGGCGTCGCTTTTGGAGGAAGGCGTGCCGCTCGACCGGGTGCGCGACCGGCTCGCCCGAATACCCCCTCTCTACGACCTCGACGCAGAAGACAAGGCCGAGGAAGAGTTGAACCATCTGACCGATGCTGCGGCGAAGGACAGTCAGTAATGGCAAACGTTGAAGTCTCAGGCGACGTGCGCGGCCTCGTCACCTTCGACGAGCAGCTCACTTACGCGGCCGCGGTCGCGCTGACGCGGACGGCGAAAGATGCGCAGTCAGGCTCTATCGAAGCCGTCCGCCGCACCTTCACCACTCGCGGGACGTGGTATCTGCCGAGCGGCCGATTCGGCATCCGCATCACGCCCGCGACGAAGGCCCGGCTTGAGGCCGCCGTGCGGACGGCCGCCGACTGGCTCATCCCGCACGAGACCGGCGAGGACAAGGTGGCGAGCGGAGGGGGGATGCTCGCCATCCCCCTCGTCGGGCGCGGGCGCCCCCGCCCGAGTCAGGGCGCGAAAGTCAGGTCAGACCTGAAACCGCGCGCCCTCGGGCGCAGGGGCGTCGTCGTCGAGACGCGGCGCGGTCCCGTCCTGTTCGGCCGTCAGGACAGGCGCCTTGTCGCCTTCTACGGCCTTGAGCGGCGCGCGCGGATAAGGAAGCGCTCGACGGTCATCGAGCCGACCGTCCAGACGTTCGGCAGGAACTTCGGCGACAACTTGGCCGAGGCCATCACAGAAGCTCTAAGGACAGCAAAATGAGGCGTGCCGGAAAGGGAGGCGAACTACTGAACACGTCGCAGATTGCGCAGCGCGCGGGGCTTAACCGTGCCACGGTCAGGGCGAAGCTCGAAACGAAGGGGGTGCGGCCGAAGCAGGCGAAGTCCAAGGAGAAGCTGTATGACGCCGAGGAAGCCCTCGGCGCGGTTCAGGCAGAAGGCGCGTCAGACCTGCGGAAGGCTCAGACCATGAAGACGGCGGCCGAGGCCGCCCGCGCCAAGCTCAAGCTCAAAAAAGAGATTGGCGACGTGGTTCCCATCACGGACGTCCGCGCCGACTTACAGGAGTTAATGCAGCGAGTCCGAGAGCACTTCACAATTACCGCCCCGCCCGTGCTCGCGCCGCAACTCCGCGGTCAGAAGGTGGCACCGATTGAGGCCATACTCAGGCGGGACGCCGAGCAGTTTTTCCGCGAACTCCGCGCCGAGTTCGAATCTTACTTAAATGCCGAGGACTAGGGTCATCTCAGAGGCCGTCGTCGCGGCCATCCCCGACACGGCGCTGACCGCCTCCCAGTGGGCGGCCAAGTACCGCCACGTCTCGGGTCAGTCACCCCTGCCCGGCCGGTGGCGTAACGAGACCACGCCTTACCTCGTCGAGCCGCTGGATTGTCTCGGCCTGCCCGGCATCTACGAAATCGTCTTCGTCGCGTCGGCGCAGATAGGCAAGACCGAGTTCTGTAACAACGGCGTGGGGTACTTCATGCACCACGACCCGAGCGCAATCCTCTACGTGGCGGAAACCGACAAGAAGGCCGAGGCGTGGTCGAAGGAGAAGCTGGCGCCGATGATTCGCGCCACCCCCGTCTTGAGGGCTTTAGTCAGGGACGTGCGCACCCGCGACTCGGGCAATACCGTCGAGGCGAAGTCCTTCCCCGGCGGCTTCCTCGCCATCGGCTACGCCACGAGCGCCGAGACGCTCTCCTCGCGCTCTTCCCGCGTGGCCTTCCTCGACGAGCGCGACGCCTACAAGCGGACGAAGGAGGGCGACCCGGCCTCGCTCGCGGAGAAGCGCACCATCACCTTCAAGGAGCGGCGGAAGGTCATTAAGGTGTCGAGCCCGCGCGACCGCCTGGAGCCCCCGCCCGGCGCCCCGCCCGACGCCCCGAAGTTTTCGCCTATCGAGTGGGAGTATGACCAGTCGGACAAGCGCAGGTATTGGGTTCCGTGCCCGCATTGCGGCGAGTTCCAAGTCCTGACCTGGAAGAATGGGGCGGGCGACTACTGCATCAAGTGGGATGGTGACGACGTGGCGAACGCCTACTACGTCTGTCAGGTCTCCGGCTGCGTCATCGAACACGACTACAAGGCCGACATGCTCGCCCGCGGGGAGTGGCGCGCGGAGAAGCCTTTCGCGGGCCGCGCCGGCTTCTGGATTTGGGAGGCTTACTCGCCGTTCGTCACCTGGGGCGAGATTGCTGCGAACTTCCTCAAGGCGAAGGGCGACGCGGAGCAGCTTAAGGTCTTCGTTAACACCACGCTCGCGCAGGGCTGGGAAGAATTTCAGGGCGGGATAGAGGTCACCGACCTGGAAGAGCGGCGCGAGCCTTACGACGAGTTCCTGCCCGACGGCGTGCTCATCATCACGGCCGCCGCAGACGTGCAGCACAACCGCTTGGAGTATGAAATCGTCGGCTGGGGTCTGGACTTCGAGAGCTGGTCTCTTGACTACGGCGTCATCCCCGGCGACCCCTCGCAGAGGGACGTCTGGGAGCAGTTGAAGGTGGCGCTGACGCGCAATTTTGAATACGAGGCGGGCCTCGGGGGCGCCGAACTGGAAGACGACGAGAGCGGCGCGAACGCCGTGCTGCAAATGCGCGTCATGGCGGCCTGCGTTGACTCGGGCGGGCATCATTCTGAGGACGTGTATCGTTTCTGCCGCGCCAACTCCGCGCGCCGCTGGTATGCCGTGAAGGGCGCGAACGTCCCCGGAAAGCCCCTCGTCTCACAGCCCACGTTCTTAAAGAAGCCGGGCGTCCGGCTCTACACGGTCGGAACCGAGACGGCGAAAGACACGTTCGCCAACCGCCTCGCCGTCAGGGAGCCCGGGCCGGGCTTCTGTCACTTCCCCGACGAATTCGAGCGCGACGGCCGCACCTTCTACGGCGCCGACTACTTCAAGCAGTTGCGCTCCGAGCACGCCGTTATTAAGCGCACGAAGCGCGGGACGGCACGGGTGTGGGAAAAGATTAAGGCGAGCTGGCGGAATGAAGCCCTTGACGTGCGTGTCTATAACATGGCCGCGCTCGCCATCCTCGGCGTTGACCGTGCCGGCCTCGAAAGGCTCGCCGAGCGCCGCGTCGAGGGTAAGCCCCTGCCGCAGCCCGCGGCAGAAGGCCAGCAGAGGAAATCAATCCTGCGCACCTCGGGCCGCGGCTTCGTGCCGCCCTTCTCGCGCGGGCCGTTCGGTAGGAGGTTCTGATGAAAAGTTATGAGCCGGCAGAGATGACGCCCGGCGAAACGCTCGAATGGTCAAAGGCTCTCGCCGACTACAGCCCGGCCGAGGGCTGGGCGCTCACCTACTACTTCCGCAACGCCTCGGGCACGGGTTTCAACGCCGCGGCCACGCCGGGCGTCAACTCCTGGGAGGTGTCCGTGGTCGTGCCGACGAACGTCGGGCCGGGGCGCATAGATTGGGAGGCGTGGGTTAAGAAGGGGGATGAGGAGCAGCTTGCCGGCGCGGGCACGGCGACCGTCAGGCCGAGCCTTAAAGCGACCGCGGCCGACGCCCAGGTGGATAGCCGCTCTCAGGCCGAGAAAGACCTCGACGCCGTGCGCGCGGCGCTCGTCCCCGCGACCTCCGCGGGCGTGATGGAGTATGAAATCGGCGGGGTCGGGACGAACCGCCGCATACGCTACTTCGGCAAGGAGGAACTGCTCGCGTTGGAGACGAGACTCGCGCAGCGGGTGAACGCCGAGAGACGTGCCGCCGCCCGCAAGCGTGGGGCGCCCTACTTTAAGACCATTTACCCGAGGTGAGCTATGGGCCTGAATCCTTTGAACCTTGACCTTCCCCCGATGTCGGCCGTAGTCCGCGAGCGTCGCCTCACGGCCGCCGCGGTACAGCTAGAGCGGCGGATTGCGGAAGACCGGCGCGAGAGGGCTCGCGTCCAACGGCTGGCGCGCGTCTACGGCGCCTCCCGGCAGTACGCCGCCGCCGCCACCGACCGCCTTTCGTCAGACTGGTCGGTGGCCTCTACGAGCTACCAGACCGAAATTTTCCGCTACCTCCGCTCCCTGCGCGCGCGCAGCAGGGATATGGCGAGGAACAACCCGCACATGAGGCGATTCCTCGGCATGGTGCGCCGTAACGTGGTCGGCCCCGCCGGCATCAAGCTCCAGGTGCGTGCCAAGAGGGGCGGCGAGCTGGACGAACGGCTCAATACGGAAGTCGAGGCGAAGTTCAGGGAGTGGTCCTTACCCGAGACCTGCTCGGCCTCCGGCAAATACTCATGGGTTGACTGTCAGGGGATGGCGATTAACACGATGGCGCGCGACGGGGAATTTTTGTGCCGCTTCATCGAGGCGGACAACCCTTTCGGCTTCTCGCTCAAGTTCTACGACGTCGCGTACCTGGACGAGACCTTTAACGAAGTCCTGGGGAACGGCAACCGCGTCGTGATGTCCGTCGAGGTTGATCGCTACGACCGCCCCGCCGCCTACTACTTCACGACGCCGCGCTACGACGTAACGCCTTACGCCCGCGAGAGCATGGAACGGGTCAGAGTCCCGGCCGAGGAAGTCGTTCACTCCTTCCTGCCCTTCGAGGATGACGGCCAAATCAGGGGCGTGCCGTGGGCGCACGCCGCCATGTGGAACCTCCGCAAGCTCGGCCAGTTCGAGGAGGCCGCGCTGATTAACGCCCACGTCGCGGCGTGCAGCATGGGCTTCCTTATCCCGCCGGACAATGACGAGAACGCTGGCATCCCCGAGGAAGGGGAGCGCGCCCCGATAGAGGCCGAGTACGTGGCTGGCGTCATGCGGGAGCTGCCGCCCGGTTACGAGGTCAAGACGATTGACGCGGCGCACCCTAACAACGACTTCGACCCCTTCACTTCAACGGTGCTGCGCGGGGCGGCCTGCGGCCTCGACGTGTCTTACTTCGCGCTGGCGGGCGACCTTGAGGCCGTCAACTACTCGTCGGCACGCGTCGGCCTGCTCGACGACCGCGACAACTACCGGAGCCTTCAAAACTTCGTCATAGACCACTTCTGCCGGCGCGTCTACCGGCAGTTCCTCAAGCGGGGGATTCTGACGGGGGCGCTCAACATCCTGCCCTCCGATTTCGAGCGCCTGATGAGTCCCGACTTTCAGCCGAGGGGCTGGGCGTGGGTTGACCCGCTCAAGGACGTCGCGGCGAGCGTCGAAGCCATCAACAACGGACTGGACACCCGCTCGCGGGTCATCGCCGAGTCCGGCGGCGACTTCGAGGAGGTCGTCCGCAGGCTCAAAGAGGAGCAGGACTTCCTTATGGCTCAGGGTGTGCTCACGAAGAGCGGCGACCTCGCGGTGCTCGCCGCCATCGCCGCCGCCAGCGACGACAGGCGCGGGTGAGTGCCGCATACAAAATAATTGTTTGAGGCCGTGCCATAGTGCCGCGCGGGGGCTCACCCCGACGAAGCTATGGCACGTACCTCAGAAGACGTTAAGAAGTTACTCGGCCAGCCGCTCAGGCACTCCTTCCCGCTCGCGGATGGCGAGAGCAGGGCGGCGGGTACCGGCGCAGGCGTGGTGGACGAGGCGACGCGCAGCGTCCCGCTCGTGCTCACGACCGACCGGCCCATCTTCCACGGCTTCGCTTACATCAAGCTCGACCACTCGCCCGAGTGCATCAAGCTCGACCGCCTGAAAACCTCCGCGCCCTTCCTCGAAAACCACGACCCTGACCGCCGCATCGGTCGCCTGCGCGACCCCGAGACGGACGGGCAGGTCTTGAGGGTGCGCGCCCGCTTCAATAATCGCCCGCTCGGCGAAGAGATTTATCAGGAGGTCAGGGACGACCTCGCCGCGGGCGATTTCACGCCCACGTCCTGCGTCTTCATCGTCCACAAGTTCGCGCCGAAGTCCGAGGGTGAGATTGACGGCTACCCGGTTTACCGCGCCGTCATGTGGGAGCCGATAGAGGGCTCCGTGGTCTCGGCGGCGGCCGACATTGCCGCCGGCATCGGCCGCTCGCTGGAAGACGAGCAGGAGAGGGCGCACAGCCCCGAAACGTGCGACGCGGAAGGCTGCCCCGAGTGCGCGGCCGCCGCCGCAGAGGAGGAAGGGCGACAAGCCCCGATAGAACCGGCGACCGCCGAAGCGCGCGCCGCGAGCACCACCCCGAAGGAGAGAGTCATGGAACCCAGAGAAGAGATTTTGCAACTCGGCGAGCTGCTCGACCGGGGCGCTCAGGCGCAGACCTACACGGCCCTCGCGCGTGAGTTCGTCGCAGGCGACAAGTCGCTCGACGAGTTCAAGGCGGAAGCCCTTAAGCGGATGCGCGCCGGCCAGCCGCAGGTTCAGCCGGGCCAGTCGCCCGTTGACCTGACGCCCGAGCAGAAGCAGAAGTATTCCATCGGCCGGGCCATCATGCTCGCGGCCGACGGCGGGCAGGGCTTCGAGCGCGAGGTCTCCGAAGAAATCGGCAAGAAGCTCGGCCGGTCGCCGCAGAACAATAACTCCATCTTCATCCCGACCGGCCTCACGCTCGGCGACCCCGGCCAGTTCAAGCGCACGCCGCTGACGACAGGCGGGGCGACGACGGGCGCGGACATCCTCTTTACCGAGCCGGGCTCGTTCATAGACATGCTGCGCGCCCGCGCGAAGGTCTTCAAGCTCGGCGCGCAACTGCTGCCGGGCCTTACCGGCGCCGTCGCCTTCCCGAAGCAGACCGGCGCGGGGACGCTCTACTGGGTGGGCGAGAACCCGGGCTCGGACGTCACCGAGTCCAACATCGCGCTCGATCAGGTGGTGCTCTCGCCCAAGACCGCGATGGCGCAGCAGTCCTACTCGCGCCAGCTCCTCCGTCAGTCGGCCGGCGTCGTGGACACCATCGTCACCAACGACCTGCGGAAGACCGCGGCCCTCGGCATTGACCGCGCGGCGCTTCACGGCGCGGGGTCATCGAACGAGCCGACCGGCCTCTACGTGGCCTCGGGCGTCAACCCCGTGGCGTTCGGCGGCGCCATCACCTTCCCGAAGGTCGTCGAGATGGAGACGGTAGTCGCCACCGACGACGCCGACGTGGGGGAGATGGGCTACCTGACGACCCCGGGCGTGCGCGGAGCCGCGAAGACCACCCAGAAGTTCGACGGCACGAACGGCGAAGCCATCTGGACGGGCAACGCCGAGAACGGCGAGATGAACGGCTACCGCGCCGAGGTCTCGACGCAGGTGCGCTCGAACATGGGCGGGGGCACGAACGAGCACGGCATCGGCTTCGGCGTCTGGTCGGAGCTGATGGTCGGCGAGTGGGGCGCGATGGAGATTCTGACCGACCCCTACATGCTCGCGGGCAAGGGGCTCATCCGCCTCGTGCTCTTCCTGATGGTGGATATGGGCTACCGCCACCCCGAGGCGTTCAGCAAGGGCACCGGCCTGACCACCAGCTAATGACTTACGTCGAGGTAAAGGTTGGCGAGTTACGACGCGCCGCGGGCGCGGAACGAGGAGAAAGTGAGATGCCGCTCCAGACGAGAGACGAGAACGACCCGAAGCGTCCGGTCAAAATCAAGTTCATCCGCAACACCACCGACGAGGGCACGGACTACGGCCCCGACTACCCCAAGAAGGTGGCGGAGGTTCCCTTCCACCGCGCCGCAACCTACATCCGGCAGGGGCGCGCGCTGCCGCAGGACGGCGACGAAGAGCTGAAGGAGGTCGCGGACGCCGCGCGCGCCGACGACCAACTGCCTGACAAGAAGACAGGCAAGAATAAGTAAGCCGTGGGCGTAACCGACGACCTGAGCCCTTTCTTTAACCTCGACGAGCACGCCGTCGAGGCGGCCCTCAAGACGCCCGAGGGCGTGGCCGTGAGGACGATAAGAGTCATCCTCTCGGTTCCGGTCGGGGAGGTTCAGGTCGGGGCGGCGGAGGTAACGCACCTACAGCCGACTTTTCAGTGTGCGACCGCAGACCTTGAGGGCGTCAGGAAGGGCTATCAGGCCGTCATCGCCGGTACCACTTATCGGGTGGTCAGGCGGGAGAACGACGGGACGGGGCTCTCGACGGCGTGGTTGACGAAACAGTAAATGCCGGGAAAGCGCCAGCAGATAGTTGACAAGGTTAAAGAGCGGTTCGCGGCCGTCACGGTTGCGAACGGCTACCAGACCGACATCGGCCTGAAACAGACCGAGTGGAACCCCGGCCCGAAGGGCGCAGACCCCGAGGCGGACGAACTGCCCGGCCACGACATCCGCGACGAGGTGGAGACGACCGCCGTCAAGGATAAGAACTCGGGGAGCTATGACAGGGAGCTTGAAATCGTCGTCATCGCCGAACTCAAAGAGCCGGGGCCGGGCGCCACGCTCGCGCGCAGGGCTCTCGAAGACCTGATTAAGGCGGTGGGTGTTGACCCGACGTGGGGCGGTCTCGCGCGGCGCACGATGCCGATGGAAGACGACATCAACGTGGACGAGTTGGGGCAGCAGGTAGGCGCCGCCCGGCTCAGGTTCAAAGTCGAGTACAGCCGCCGCCCGTGGGAGGCATGAACAGGTGAGGTGACGAGAGATGATTTTGGACAACCTGAATGCCAATTACTTCTCGGGGCAGGGGCAAATGCTTATCGCCAAGCGCAACTCGGCGGGCATCCCCGGCGCTTACTGGCTCGTCGGCAACGCGCCGAAAATCGAGGTCAAGCCCTCGATGGAACGGCGCGAGCACAAAGAGTCTCAGTCGGGCTCCCGCCTCATTGACAAGGTGCAGACCACGACGAAGGGCGGTACGCTCGACGTTACGCTCGAAGACATCCGCAAGGACAACATGGCGCTCTTGCTCTCGGGCAAGAAGGTCACGCTGGCGGCGGGCAACTACACCTCGGGCAGTCCCGACGCGCTGCCCTCCGGCCTCGCCGTCGGTTCTTACGTCAAGCTCGGCCGGCAGAACGTCTCCTCGCTGGTCATCAAGGACGCGGCGGCCGCCACGCTCACGGCCGGGACGCACTACGCCCTGCGCGACGCCAAGCACGGCTTCGTCGAGATTCTGAGCCTCGGCTCGTTCGCGCAGCCCTTCAAGGCCGAGTATGCCTACGGGCAGGTTGACATCGTGACGCAGTTCGAGGCGAACGACGACGACGAATACTCGGTCTACCTGGCCCTCACGAATACCGAAGGCGCCCCCGACCAAGCCGTGGGTTACGAGATTTACCGCACGGTCTTCAACGCCGCCGAACTCATCGCCCTCATCAACGAGGAGCAGGGAAGTTTCGACATCTCGGCGCGCATCCTCCGCGATACCGTCCGCGCGGCGGATTCCAACTACGGCGGCTTCGGGCGCTGGATTTACGTTGACGACAACGCCTAACAGGGAGTGACCGACAGATGACTAAGAAAGCCGGTAAGAAGGCGGCGACCGCCGCCGACGACAAGGCCGAGGCCGCGGCGCCGCCCGCCCGCCTCGTCAAGTACGTGGTCAACCGCCCCTACAGCGCGGGCGAGCCCGCCGACATCGTGGACGCGGAGGTCGTGCACGAGTACGAGGACGAGGAAGACCTGCTCCGCCTTCGCCTCATCAACCCCCCGCGCGGCGTCGAGGACGACGTTAAGCGCGTCCGGCGCGACGAGGCCCGCACGCTGGGAACGTGGTTCGACCCGTCCGCGCCCGCGGAGCCGACCGAGGAGGTGGCCGACTAAATGGCGACCGTTATTCCAGAAGATGCCGCCGCCGAACTCGCGCAGGCGCTCGGGCAGGTGAGCGAGACTGTCACCGTCAAAGTGGGAGGCAAGCCCCGCGAGCTGACGGTGACGCCGTTCCGCCTCCGCCAGTTCGCGCGGGTCTTAAAGTGCGTCCAGCGGATGCGAGACGCGGGCCTCGTCCAGCCCGAGGCCCTGACGGCTATCGCGGAAGGCGAGGACGCCAAAGAGGCGGCCGGTAAGCTCGACATCCTGAAAATGTTCCTCGAAGGCGGCGGGGAGATAGTCAACATCCTCATCGTCGCCGTCGAGGGGCAGATGAAGGCCGAGCACGTTGACGCCCTCGACCTCGTGGACGGCGCCCGCCTCGCCTCGGCGGTCTTCGGGGTCAACCTGGATTTTTTTTACCAGAACAGGGAGACGATTCAGGCAGCGCTCGCCCCCGCGGTCAAGGCCGTCGAAAAGGTGGCCGACGAGGGGCTGGACGCTCTTGGGCAGCCGCCGTTGACCGACTCGTCGGGGCCGGGTACCGACTAGAGGATGTCCGAGAGTTCACGCTCGCCCAGATGCGGCTCTTCTCGGTGTCCGCGTCGCACCGTCGGCACGAAGAGGCCGCCCTCCTTCTTTACCTCGTCAGAATCGGCGCGTGGGGCAAAGGTGAAGACGTAGAGAAGCTGACGCGGGCGCTCACCCCTTGAGCAGCCCGCGTCAGCTTTAAGGCTTCCTTCCTATGGCACGCACTCAGCAAGACATTCTCGTAAAAATCAAAGTCCTGCTCGAAGGGCTCGGGAATGTGCGCGCGCTCGCGGGCCACATCAAGGAACTCAACACGGGCGGGAGGCAGACCGCGGCGCTCGCCGGAAACATAGACCGGCTCGCCGGAGCCGTTGACCGCCTCGCCGGCGCGTCGGGGAAGACCGCGAAGTCCGGCGGCGGCTTCGTGCGCTTCCTCGTCGGCGTCTCCGCCGTCGTCTCCACCCTCTCGAATCTCCCCGCTGCTTTCTCAGGGCTGGAAAAGCTCTTCGATTTTCTGGACAACATAGGGGGCGGGGTCGGCGCGGCCTTCGGGAAGGTAAAGGCCGCCGCTTCGTCTCTCTTCTCTTCAATCTCACAGGGGGCCGCGGGTGTAGCTTCTCAGGCGGGCGCGGCCTTCTCCGGCTTGGGAGGTGCGGCCGGGGGTCTGGGGGCTGCTCTCGGCGCCGCTCTGCCCGTCGTGCTGGCTATCGGCGCCGCTCTGGCCGTCGTCATCGGGGCGCTCGCGGCGGCCGCTGTGGGCTTCCTCGGCCTCGCCGCCTCTGTCGGTGTCGGGGCTATCGCGCTGACGCAGATCGCGCGGGTCGGGCTTGAGGTACACCGTCAGTTAGAGCAAGTGCGGCTCGGGATTGCCGCCGTCATAACCTCGCTCGCGGGAGTGAACGTTGACGGCCTTCCGGTCGCCGGGGCCGAGAAGTTCCGTATAGCGATGGCCGCCTCCGCCGACCAGCTTAAGAAGCTCCAGGTAGACGCCATCAACACGACGGCGACCTTCGGCCAGATTGCTCCGGCCTTTCAGGCTGCCATCGCGCCCGGCCTCGCCGCCGGTTTGACGCTCGACCAAATCCGCGGAGTCACCGTCAAGATTGTGCAGGCGGCCGGCGCTATCGGCTTGCCGTTAGAGCAGGTCAATCAGGAAGTCCGGGCGATTCTCGAAGGGACAATTAACGAAGACGCGCGGCTCGCTAAGGTCTTGGGCATCTCGAATCAGATGGTCAAGACGTGGAAGGCGCAGGGCACGCTCGCGGAGGAACTGAACAAGCGGCTCGAAGGCTTCGCCACGGCGGGGGAGGAAGCCGCCCAGACGATGGACGGGCTGACCTCTAATCTGCAAGAGGCTTTAGACGTCTTCTCGACGCAGGCGACGGCCGGGGCGTTCGATGCGCTCAAGGACGAATTCAAGCGGCTTCTGCCGCAGCTCTTCGACTTCAAAAGCGCGGGGCTGCAATCTCAGTTCAGGGCGCTCGCCGGCCTCGCCGACGAAGTGCTGACGCGGCTTGTTCGCGCCGGGGGCGTCATCGCGCAAGACATCATTTCGGGGCTACGGCTGGCGGCGCGGTTCGTCGAACAGAACCGGGGCTTGATTGATAGCATACTGAACACGGCGGGCCTGATATTCCGGCAGGTCAGAGCCATCGTCGGAGTTTTCGGAAGCCTCGCCACGGACACGGGCGTGTGGCGCGGGGCGCTCGAAGGCGTTCAGGGTGCGCTCATCCTCATCAGCGCCATACTCGACCCGATACTTCAAAAGCTCCGCGAGGCGGCGCCGCTGCTGCGTCTCGCCGCTCTGGCCGCCACCGTAGCCGCCACCTCTCACCCCGCGCTCGCCGGTCTTACCGTACCGGGCGCCCCCCGGCAGGATATACCGACCGGATTCGCCTCTGTGCGCCTTAACCCCGACGGGAGTCTCAAGGGGCAGCCCGGCATTAACGGTCTGCCTACGCCTCCGGGCGGCGGGAAGGGCGGCGGCGGCGGCGGTCGCAAGTCGAAAGTTCCTGAGCTTCGGCGGGAACTCGGTCGGGCGACGATTGACGCAGAACTCGCGGAGGTGCAGGCGCGTTTCGCTCTCATCAGTCAGGACATCGCGGCGAGCGTCAGCGCGATACAAGACGGCCTTGACGACGCGCTTCTATCTATCGCGGAGGCATACAGGCTTGAGGCCGCGCTCGCCGACAAGGCTCTGCGCGCGGAGCAAGACCGGATAGACGCCGAAGTGACGGCCGCCAAGCAGCGGCGGGATTTGGCCGTCGCGGGGCTTGACTCAGACCTGACCCCGGCCGAGCGCCGGCTCGCAATCGCCGCCGAAGATAAGAAACTTCTGGCGGAGACGACGCGCCTTGAGGGTGAGCGTAAGAGGTTAATCGAAGAGACCGCCGACAAGCAGCAGGCGTTAGTCCGTGACCAAGCGCAGGCGCAGAAGCAACTCGCGGACTCCCTGCGCGATGTCGAGACGCAACTCGATTCAATGTCACGCTCGGCCTCGGTGCGTGCCGACGCCGCCGTGCGGGAGATAGAGGCCCGGTTTGAAGAGTCCCGGCGGCAACTCGTCGCCAACTTCGGCGAGGCATCCGAGCAGGTCAAAGCCCTTGATAGACTCATCAACCAACTCAGCCAGCGCGCGACCTTCCAAGAGTTGACCCGCAACGTTGAGGCGAAGTTCGCCGAGTTGCGCGACCTTGAGGAGCTACTGTCGAACGGCGTGGAGTCGGGGCAGATAAGGGCGAAGGACGCCACGCGCCGAAGGCTCGAACTGGAGCGCGAGTATAAGCGCACGCTTCTTGACGAGATAGAGGGGCTGGCCGAGATAGCCCGGCGCACGGGAGACCCCGAGCTGGCCGCCGCCGTCCGCAAACTTCAAATTGAGTGGAGCCGCCTGGGGGTGGTCATCAACGAGACTGCCAAGCGGATTGATGACACCCTCCGCAGGGGGCTTGAGGATACGCTCGCCAGCATCATCACGCGCACCGAGACGGTGGGCGAAGCCTTCCGAAAATTGGCGACTTCAATCCTGGCAGAGATAGCGCGCATTCTCGCCGTAAACTTTGTTGAGAAACTTTTCGGCGGCGTCCTCAATACCGGGGGCGGTAGTTCCATCGGCAACATACTGGCGGGCATCCTCGGCAGCGGCACGCCGAAGACCTCGGGCGCTGGCAAGCCCGCGGGGTCGGGGATAGAAAACCTTCCCCTCATCATCAAGAACTTCTCGGGCTCGGTCAGTCAGGGCTTCAACCTCAACCGGAACACAAACGAGGGGATGCGCGAAGACCTGCGCGGCGGTTTCGGACAGGTCAACTCCAGCTTCGGGATGACCATAGGACTGCTCGGCGAGATGGTCTCTTTTGCCGCGGCGCAGGCGGCGGCCGCAATAGCCGCGGCGGCGACCAGCATTTTTAAGATTCTGGGTCAGGGCGCGAGCGGGGCCAGCGCGACGGGGAGCCTACAGACCGCGACGCCGGGCGGCCGTCTCATCCGTGTGGCCGAGGCCGGATTCGATGAAGTCATTCTCACGACCGACCCCAAGCACAAGGGACGTACCTCGCGCCTCCTGGGTCAATTCCTGCGGCGCACGGGCCTCGCCCCGGACTTGGGCGGCGCCGTGTTGGCGGGGGCTACGGGCGACATCCCCTCTTTCGCGGCGGGCGGCTTCGCGCTCTCGGGTATTGAGCCTCCCGCGAGCATGGGCGGCGACTCGATTTCTCTCAACATGCCGGTGACGATTCAGACGAAGGACGCGCAGAGTTTTAAGCAGAACGAGCAGGCGATTAACCGCACGGTGGCCCGGGCCGCGCAGGACGGCATCCGTCGCGCGAAGACCCGGCCGAGGTAGCTATATGTTCCATGAGGTCGTTTTCCCCTTAAGCCTTGACCGTTGCATGTCAACGCATGAATGGTTGAGCACAATTATCGAACTCGGCGACCAGTCGGAGCAGAGAATCCCGCACGGCAAGGACGGGCGCCGGAAGTTCAACGCCTCAATCGGCGTCCGCTCTCTTAAAGACCTTCAAGCGTTGCTCAAATTCCACGCACTCCGGCACGGCGAGACCTACGGCTTCAAGGTGCGAGACCTCGTTGACTACACCGTCGAGCCCGGGGAGGGCGTGCTCCAGTACGTCTACGACGGCGTTGCGGCGAGCTTCCAGCTTCAAAAGATTTACGTGGACGGCGGGGCGGCCTGGATACGCGAGATTTACAAGCCCGAGCAGGGGAGCGTGAAGGTCTATCACAACGGGACTCTGAGGACGGAGGGTGTCCACTACTCGATTGACTACGCGACGGGGGTCATAACTTTTACGGCGGGCAATATACCCGCCGGCGAGGACGTCATCGAGTGGGAGGGGCGCTTCTACGTGCCCGTTAGGTTCACCGTCAAAGAGATACCCGCGGCCGAGTTCTTCGCCACGATGGAAGAGGCTTCGGACGGCTCGGGGTGGGTGGTGAAGGACGGGACGGCGGACTTACCCGAGGTCGGGATGATTGAGGTTAAGGACTACACCTGATGCCCGAGACTGTCATCAACTACCAGAGCCCTCATACGGCGCAGAGTCTCGTTGACCACATCGGGACGGCGACGCCGACGACGGCCGTCTGCTGGAAGCTCAAGCCCGACCCCGCGAGCCCCCTTTACGCTTCCGGCCTTGAGGTGCGCGCCACCTCCCACGACCGCCCGCTCGTTCTGCCCGGCCACGGCTCCGCGCCCTTCCTGCCGGGCATTGCCGGCCTTCCCACGACGATTGACACCGAGAGCGGCCACGAGTCCGCCGGGCTCCAGTACGAGACCGTTTTCAACTCCGCAGGGATAACGCGCAACTCCCTCGCGGCGGGCGATTGGGTGAAGGCCCGCGTCGAGATTTACACCGTCAACGTCGCCGCGCTCGAAATGGGGCAGCTTATCGAGTTCGCCGGTTTCCTGGGGAAGGCCGACGAGGAAGGGGAGATGTGGAAGGCGGAAGCGCGGCCACTGACGGCGGCCGCTCAGGCTCAGGTCGGCAGGCTCACCTCCGCCCGCTGCACGGTCAGGCGCCTCGGGGACGCCCGCTGTAAGGTCAACCTTAACGCCCCCGCGGCCGGCGACGGCGGCGCCATCCTCGTCAGCGGCTCCCTGACGCAGGTCGTGAGCGTGACGCGCGTCCGCGACTCGGCACTCACCCAGACCGGCAACTATTTCGAGCTGATTAAGTTTACGTCGGGTCCGCTCTCGGGGCGGGAGTACGAGGTCAGGGAGTACGACCCGGCGAATAAAGAGTTCATCCTCCGCGACTTTATGCACACGCTCCCCGCGGTCGGAAACACCTACACGGCGACGAGGCGGTGTAACCGAGACCCGGCCGACTGCGTGCGCGTCTACGCGAACATCATCAACAACCGCGGCTATCGCTTTATTACCAACGTCGAGCAGATTAACAAGATTCAGAGGGCTTCCTGATGACACTCTACACGCCGCCCGACCCCTCGAAGATTACCCGCGATGACATCGTGGCGGTCGCGCGCACGCTCAAGGGCGTGCCCTTCCGGCATCAGGGCTCCTACCCCGAGACCGGCCTCGACTGTCGCGGGCTGATTGAATACATCGCCTTCGTGTTGTGGTCTCGGCCCATCCCGCCGCGCAGCTACCAGCGCACGCCCGACGGGGCCGAGTTCCTGGAGAAGATGCGCGCCGAGATGGTGGAGATAGACCCGGCCTCGGCGGGGCACGGCGACGCGGTGCTGATTCACTTCCCCCGAGACACCGAGGCGAGACACGGCGGGGTGCTGGCCGACGGGCCGGTGTTCGCCGCCGACCCTTCCGAGCTGATGCTGATTCACGCCTGGGAGAGCCGGGGCGTGGGCGAGGTAAGGGAAGAGCCTTTGCGCGGGTGGAAGCAGCGAAACGTTGATTACGCCTTCCGCTTCCCCGGCATCGCATAGGAGATACAGGTGGCCGCAGCAGTCCCTTTACTGATTCAGGTCGGCGTCGCCGCGGGTACTTACGTGGCGTCGTCCCTGCTCGCCCCCAAGCCGAAGCTCAACCCGGTAGACAAGGGGCGCTATGACGACATCCGCGCGACGACCGCGGAGGAGGGCGCGTTCATCCCCCTGTGCTTCGGCGAGCGCGTCCGCCTCGCCGGCAACATCATCTGGGGCACGGTCACGAGAGAGTATGTGACGCGCACGCCCGGCCGGACGGGCGGGAAGGGGGGCAGCGGCGGCGGTCAGACGGCGACGCCCCCGACGAACACCTTCAGCTATAAAAAGTCTTTCGCCATCATGGTGTGCGGGACGCCCGTCAGGTCTTACCGGCGCATCTCGGAAAACCTCGAAGCGTTTTATAACAACGTCGGCTCAGACCTGCGGGAGGACTTCTACGAGGCCGAGAACTACGCCGCGGGCGGCGGCGCCGCCGTCGTCACGGACGGGGAATTCTCAGGCGGGCGCGCGGTGCGGCTCGCGGACGCCGGCCAGTACGCCCAGATTGACGCCTACGCGCTCTTTACGGGCCTGCATACGGTCGTCATCTACTACAAGGCGGCGAGCCCCGCGCAGGTCTACCTGAGCGCGAACGGCGGCGGCGAAACCCTCGTCAGTCTCCCGGCCACCGGGGGCGTGCCCTTGACCGTAACGGCGACCCTGCAACTCCGCCGGGGGGCTAACGCCGTCAAGATACGCGGCGCGGCCGTCTCCTGCGACGTTGACCGCATTTATATTTCCGGCACGGGTTCGCCGCCCGACCCCGACCTGACGCCGCGCGAGGTAACCAACCTCATTGACCCCGGCGCCATCTTCCCCGCCGACCCGGACAACCCGACCTCCTTCTACAACAACGTCCAGGGGTTCGACGGCAACGGCTATTTCGAGGGCTACACGACCGCGGGCGGGCAGGCGCGCATAGAACTCTTCGCGGGCGTGGAGACTCAGCCTCAGTCCGCCATCATCGTGGCCGTCGAGGGGGCTTCCGAGACGCCCGCCTTCCGCGATGTCTCATACTTCGTCACCGAGGATTATCTCGTCAGGGACGGGCAGCTCGGCAACTTCATCTTCGAGATAGAGCCGGAGATTCAGAACCTCGACGAGATTCTTCTCTATCTCTACACGCTCGACGGGAAGGTCACGGCGGCGGATTGTGACTTCTCTTCCGAGGTGGGGAGGAAGGTCTCGGGGCTCGTCATTGACCACCGCGCCCCGCTCAGCGAGACGGTGGCCGCGCTCGAAGCGTGGTTTAACTTCGACATCGTTCCGCGCGGGGGCAAGATTGCCTCCGTTCGGCGCGGGGGCGCGGTCGCAACCCGCCTGTACGAGCGTGAGCTGCGCGCGCACGTCTACGGCGAGGAGCGCCCGGTCGCGGCCGTGAAGGTCACGCACGAAGACCCGACCGACCTGCCGGGCGAGGTAGATGTCGTCTACTTAGACCCCTCGCCCTCGAAGGACTTCCACAGCGGCAGCCAGAACGCCCAGAAGATTGTCGGCTTCGCCTTCGACAAGGAGACCCTGACCTTCCCCCTGGTGGGCGACGCGGACACGGCCCACGCCGTCGGGATGCGCTACCTCGACGCCCGTCACCTCGCGTCCAAGCCCGGGGAGCTGGTCTGCGGCTTCGGCAAGCGTTACCTCATCCCGACGGACATCGTAGAAGTGGAGCTAGAGGACGCGACGCTCTACACCTTCCGCATCGTGCAGAAGCAGGCCGACCTTCAAGGGATGGTCAGGTTCGGCGTCGTGCCCGAGCGCGCGTCCGTCTACGGGCAGGGCGGGACGGGTGTCTCGGGCCGGGGCGGGGACACGCTCGTCATTCGCTCGCTGGCTAACACCATGCTCGTCGTCGCCGACGTGGTGGCCGTGCGTCAGGAAGATTTCGGCCGCCTCGTGCTATACGCCGCGGCCTGCCGGCGCGGGGCGGGGCGCTGGCCCGGCTACCATCTGCACAAGAAAGACCGGAACGACGAATTCGAGCGCGTCGACGGCTTCCACGACACCGCCACCATCGGGGTTGTCGAGACGGCATCGCAGAGCGCGTTCGCCTCCGGCTATGACCCTACCCGCTCCTTCGTCGTCAAGCTGTACGACGGGGTGCTTGAGTCTCGGACTCTGACGGAAGTGCTCGCCGCGCGCGTCAACCTCGCGCTTTACGGCAAGGGCACGCGCTGGGAGGTGCTGCAATTCCTGAATGCCGTGCCGCAGGCCGCCTCCGCCCCCTTCGTCGCGCAGTACCTCGTGACGGGCACGGTCGCGGGCGTCTTCGGCAGCAACCAGCACTCGCGCAACCATCAGGACGGCGACCTCTTCGTCCTCGTGGACAGCGCCTTGAAGTCCTTCCCCGTGCCTACTGCGGACCTTAATCAGGAGTTGACGTTCGTCGGGCAGACGGCCGGGCAGGCGTTCGCGGACGCGGAGGCCGTCAGCGCCGTCAGCCTGACCCTGTGGGGCGCGAGCGCCAAGCCCATAGCCGCCTCTCACCTCCGGCTTGAGCGCGCGGACGGTTCCAACGGCTCGCCCCTCCTCGTTTTGTGGGACTTCCCCTCGACCGTCTTCGACCCGACCGATGAGCAATACCTCGTGCGAATCATCTCCGGCGCCGAGGTGCGCCGCCACATCGTGCAGGCCCACTACCCGGAGCCCGCACAGTGGTATAAGCCGGACGTTGACCCGTCGCTCACGGCCACCATCAACCAGGCGCTCGTCCACATCTCGGAGAACGGGACGGTTACCTCGGACGCCAACTCTTCTCAGCTCGGCACGGTGCGCGCCTCACAGGTCATCTACGGCGAAGGCCGCATCAGGCTCAAGCTGGATTCGCGGATGCCTCCCCTACTGCTTCAAGTCGCTTCCGCAGTCATACCGTGCGAGGTGGACACCGCCACCAATGAGTTCATAGCGGTTGACCACTACTGGCTGGACGGGGAGCAAATCAACTTCCTCGGCGGGATACCAACGACTTCCCCGGCGATTAACGGCGACCAGTATGGGACGGGTAATTACTTCATCGTCAACGCCACCTCAGACCGCTTCCAGATAAGCGAGACGGCGGGCGGGGCGCCTATGGACATCACGGCCACGGGCTCGGGGCAGCTCTATTTCCAGTACACGTCAATTCCTTTCGCTCGGTTCGGCGCGTTAATGGAGTCGGGCGCCGCTTACGTCGTGCCGGAGTTGGCGACGTCGCTCAAGGTGCGTGCGCTCGCGGGAGGCGAGTGCGTTATTGAACTCAAGAACGGGCGGGTCAGCTACTACATTAATGACCTAACGACCCCGCGCTACGTGTCGGGCGGCTCGCCGTGGCGGCATCCGTTCTCGCTGCACGCGCAGCTCGGCCTCCTCGACGGGAGCCCGCAGGCGGCCGTGAACGTGACGATAGAGCACGCGAACCCGCGGACGTTCCTTTACACGCGGGAGATGCAGGAGCACGACTTCCCCGGCGGGATACCTTCGACGGTGACGGTCACGGTATCGAGGCTGTCGGCGTTCGGCGCGGGCGAGGAGATAGAGGCTACGGGGTGAAGCTATGGAATTAGCAGGCGACGGCTACATTAAGACGTGGGACGGCACGCTCAAACAGGAGAGGTGGAGCCAGCCTTCGTTAGTCACCGTGGGAGATGCCGCGAGCTACAAGGGCGAGTCCGGCCCTTCCGCGGTGCATTTCTCTTACATCTCGGGCCTGACCTCTAACGTCCAAGACCAGTTGAACGCCAAAGCGTCCCTGTCATCCCCGGCCTTCACTGACATTCCGACGGCCCCCACAGCCCCCGCGACGACGAACACGACGCAAATAGCCACCACGGCCTTCGTGCGGGCCGAGATAGCGGCCCTCGTCAACTCCGCCCCGTCCACGCTCGACCAGTTGAACGAACTGGCCGCCGCGCTCGGCAACGACCCGAACTTTGCGACGACGGTCACGACGGCGCTGGCTGGCAAGCAGCCCTTAGACGCCACGCTCACGGCGCTGGCCGCCTTCAACAGTAACGGCATCCTCGTCCAGACCGCCGCGGACACCTTCGCCGCCCGGACGCTCACCGGCCCGGCGGCGGGGCTGACGGTCACGAACGGCAGCGGGGTTTCAGGTAATCCTACTCTCGCGCTCGCCAACGACCTCGCGGCGTTAGAAGCACTCTCCTCGATTGGCATCGCCGTCCGCATCGGTTCCGACACGTGGGCGCAGCGTTCGATTGCGGTTCCGGCCGCAGGTATCTCGATTACGAACGCCGACGGCTTCGCGGGCAACCCCACGCTGGCGTTAGCAAACGACCTCGCCGCACTGGAAGGGCTCGGCTCGACGGGTATAGCGGTCAGGACGGGTGCGGACGCCTGGGCCCAAAGGTCTATCGCCGTCCCGGCAGCGGGCATCTCCATCACCAACGCGGACGGGTCGGGCGGCAACCCCACTCTGGCCCTCGCTAACGATTTGGCGGCGCTCGAAGGCTTGGCGTCTACGGGATTAGCCGTCAGAACCGCGACGGACACGTGGGCGCAGCGCAGCATAGTCGTGACGAGCGGGACGGGGCTGTCCGTCTCGCAGGGCGACGGCGTGGCGGGTAACCCGACGCTCGCGGGCGTGGACGCCACGACTGCCGTCAAGGGCGTCGCCTCGTTCAACTCCACGAACTTCTCCGTCTCGTCGGGCGCGGTCAACACCGTCCAGAACATCCATACGGGGGCGAGCCCGACATTTACCGGGCTTGTAGCGGCAGGCGCGTCCTTCGACCTCATCAACACGACGGCGACCACCGTCAACTTCGTGGGCGCGGCCACGGCCTTAACCATAGGCGCCACGACGGGCACGGCCACGCTTCGGAACGCCACGGTCAGACTCTCCGGCACGTTGCTTGACGCCGGGATGGCCTATAACACTGACATCGGCCAACTGTCGCGGAAGTTCAAGAGTCTCCACGCCGCGGAGTTGTGGGTGGAGACATTAGTCGCTCAGTCCACGATGGCGACCATCGGGGGCCGGATACTCGTCGGCCCCACCACCTCGCTCGTCGCCGACCTCGCCCCGGCCGCGACCACCATCACGGTCAAGCACAACAACCTGTCTTCGGGCGACCGGGTTTACATGGAGGCGAACGGTCAGGTTGAATTCATGGCCGTCACCTCGTCGGCGGGGGGCACGGCCGGCGCCTACACCTACACGGTGACGCGCGACCTCGACGGGACGGGCGCGAATCAGTGGTACGCGGGGGACGCCGTTTTCAACACCGGCACGACCGGCTCGGGGTGGATAGACCTCTATTCGGTTCGCGGCGTGAAGTCCTCCAGTGAGTCCGGCCCGACCATCGTCGGGAACGTGCGCAACTCCGCCACCTATAACGACTGGTCGCCGCGGTGGGCGGTCGGCAACCTGAAAAACCTTTACGACTACTCGGCCGACACTTACGGGGCGGCGTTCGGGCAGAAGGCCGCGGGGAAGACCTGGGTCGCCGTGGACGCCACGAACGGGTTCCGCATCGTCAATAACACGGACGTCATCGGCCAGTGGGATGCCTCGGGCAACGCGACGCTCGGCAAGGTGGCGACAGACTCCGGCAACGCCTACTGGAACAACTCTAACAAGCGGCTTGAGTTCAGGGGCGGCACCGGGGGCACGGTCGTTCAGGCTTACGTGGACACGACGGGGGCGATAGTTGCCGGCGGGGGCGACGTCACGCTGAACTCGAACGGCATCAGGATATCGGCGGCCGTGGGCGCCGCCAACGCCATCTCGTGGTACAGCGGCGCCACGCTCGCCGGCTATCTGGCGATTTTCACCAACAGCGGCTCCGGCGCCGGCACGATGATAGTGACCGGCGCGGGGGACGCCCTGGCCCAAATCGAAACGTCGTCCGGCAGCAACTCTGCGCAGTTCACCATCCAATCGGTTGCGGCCGGGGGCAGTTACGCCACCCTCGGGAGTAGCGGGGGGACTTTCACCGGCCTGTCCGTGGGCACGGGCGGCACCCCCGCCTACATGCTCGACGTAAACGGCACGGGACGCTTCACGGGCGCCGTCACGCTCTCGGGGGGCATCGCCAACACCGTCGCCGTCCCGAACGGGTTCATCATACCCACCTCCGGCACGGCCTCGGGACGTTTGACGACGGTCGCCGCCGATTGGGTGGGCGTGACCATGAACGCCACCTTCGGCGTCTCGGGCTGGATGCTAGACGACACCGCGAAGTCGGGATGGTTCTTCAAGATGGACTCGCGCTCCTTCCTCACCGAATGGGCCGTCTACCGAGTCCCGCCGGGCTCAAATCCCCACACAAACGAGCGTGCGATTCTGGCGTGCAAGTCGGACGACACGGTGGTCATCAAGACGCCGAACGCGGCGCCCACGGACTCGAATCTCAACTCGGCGAGCGTGACGTGGTACCTGGACGAGGCGACGAACACCCTCAAGGTAAGGGTGAAATACTCCAACGGCACGACGATGAAAACAGGTTCCGTGACGCTCACGTAAGGGGCGGCACATAGTCAGAAAAGGAAAACTTTATGAGCACACGCGCAGTCAACGTCAGGATGGCGGACTTAATCAACTCACTCGGCCGGACGCTGCCCGGGGCCGGAGTCGCCCCCGGCCCCCTGGACAAGCTCCTCTCGGCCCGGCTCCCCACGGCCCTCTCCTTCCGCCTTTCGGGGCTGATAGACGAGATAGACCCGCCCGTGAAGAGGTACAACAAGCAGCAGCAGGCGTTAGTGGAGGAGCTGGCGCCGGAAGGGCTGGAGAAGCTGAGTCAGGAGCAGAAGAAAGAGGTAGACGCCCGATTCGCCGAGGCGATGGAGACTTTAGGGAACGAGGAGGTGACGATTCGAGTGCCCGTCGTCACGCCGGCAGACCTGGACAGATTTGAGCTGCTGAGTCCTGCGGAGTGCCGGGCTCTTAAGTGGTTGTTCGTGGATGAAGGCTGAGAGAGGCGGGGTCGGCCCTCATAATACGAAGACCGCTCGACTTCGTATTATGAGGGCCGACCCCGCCTCGTAATACGAACTCTCAGCCGTCTCGTAATACGAAGTTTTCATCATCTCTCAAACCTGAAAAAGGGGCCGAAATAGGGTCAGTGCAAGAGGTAAAAATGTGTGAAGGTTAACTGTTGATGTAATTGGGGATATTTGGTTACTTTTGGTTAATAACCGCCGTAAACGTAAACCGACACTCGTAAGCCTCGGAGCAGCAAAGGTTTAAGGTCTGTTTTTTCGTTTACGCCGCCTCGATTCGTTCAGCGGCCTGAGGGAGGAGAATTTTGACGCGAAAAGAGCCGCCGCGGCGTCCTCACCCCTGAGTGACCGCGGCGGCTCCGAACGCGCCAAAGTTTAATGTTCAGGTTCTACTGGCTGGAGACGAGAAAGACATCCCAAGCCCAGCGATTGACTTTAGCTCCCTTCGCGTTGTCTACCTTAGCCCGGTAGCGGAAGCTGTTACCACGTTCGTCTGTCTTCTTCGACTCTTTGTAGTCAAGGTGGAGGCGTGTTACCTGGAGCGCTGGCAGAGTGTATAACTCCGAATGCTGTGAGATTCCGTCATGGTTAACATCCTTCCAGAGGAGGAGTAACGAGAAAATCGAGTCACGCGCGTCAATAATCCCGTCGGCATTTCCCCCTCGTTCGGGTCTGTCATATTCGGCCAGTGCGAGGAAGCCATTCTTTCTTTCTCCCGACGGGGCAGATGGTTGCGGGGTAAAGTTGCCGAATAACTCTGTGCCATTCTCTACCGCCCCGTTACCGTTGCGGTCTAGCGCGAGCCAAGCATCATCACCGTCGGCGGACGTCCAACTCAGATGCTCCGCCAAGCCGTCGCTATTCAGATCGAAGTTAACCCCACCGCTGGCATCCGTAAGGCTAAAGCCGTCCCCGAGTACATCCACCAAGATAGGTGAGACGCGTGGAATACAATCGCACTGAGTCGCGCTCCAAATTTCATCCTCGAAGCAAGAGTACGCGCCGCCCGCATCACAGCCCCCGCCATCATCAGGCGTCGGCGTTGGCGTCGGCGTGGGGGTAGGGGTAGGGGTCGGGGTCGGGGTCGGACAAGTCGTCAGATCATCAACTATCCTTTTTGAAGAACAGGTCGCGCCATCATAGTTAGATTTACACCGCATTTCGACAGGCTTAGTAGCGAGATTGCCGGTCGTGTAACCGCCGACGACAACATGCAAAGCGTAGCAATTACCCACACAGGGACGCCTATCAGTATATTGAATCTCGTCACCGCAAGTTCCGACTTGCGGCGCGCTCGCTGTTAGAAATCTGACCGGGTGACGCGATCCACGCGTGTCTGACTTTTCTAAAGGTATCAACTTTCCTGGCTTGTTCTTATCCGGCTCGTACCTCTTACCACCTATCCATACCGTACCGTCGGCAAAACCAAGCATCAGGACGGATACTCTAATTTTTTTGATGCTACCGGGATAATGTGATTCCGCCAGCAGTGCTCGGATGTCCTGATAGTCCTCGTCTGACAACTTCAGCTCCACGCTCGTTTCCGGCATTACAGGTTGGGCAGAGTTGACCGGCACTTGACCGTCCGCTGAAGGTATGGGGCTTTCTCCGTAATTAAGTGGCTCAGCAAAATCTAACCTATCTTCTTGCCCCTTAGGGCGGGGGAAAAGAAGTCTGAGGGATATGTGAGTAATCGGGTAAACTGAACGATTACGTACGCTTATAGTCAGCCCCTTAAACCAGTCCTCATTCGCGGGAAACCTTTTGCCCAACTGGATAGTCCCAGACTGCGATTTGATAAGGGTAATTTCGACCGGGGGGTTAAAGTCATCCCCCTTTTCTAAAACCGCATCTTCACCCTGCATAGCCATTTCACCTGGCATTTTCAAATATACGACTGTTGGCGCTGTAAGCATCGTTACCACGATGCAGGATGTAAGGAAGAAAAGGTTCCGCCAATTCAAGACCCGGCGTTTAACGTTTTTCATGAGGATTCTCCTTTTCCGCAGGGATGTCTTCACATGAAGGTGAAGTTGGAGAGACTTAAGTTGACGGAATCTGATGAGTATCGCGTCAACGAGATGTTAGACTTAAGCCAATACCACTTGAGGTCTTAACTGGAGCGCCTGATTTGAAGGTTGGGAGAAGACCGCGCCAATCAAGGGCCATAGCCGTTTTCGCCGGCAGCCGAACTTCTACGCCCCTTCTAAGCCTTTGTCAATAAAATTCTCATGGAAACAGTAGACTTAATCCCCCCTGACGAAAATGCAGCGCAGCTTTGTGACCAAAGAGGGGGCGGGCCCCGAAGAGTCCCGCCCCCAAAGTTGGTCACGCCCGGCTCTAACAAACTCTAACTTTAAGCCGTCCGGCTACTCTCCTTTCTTCGGTGCGGCTCGCGGTAGTTGAACGGGGGCCACAGGCGGGGAAGCGCGAACGACTAAGCAAATCAATCTACAAGTTGGCGAAGAAGCCGGCCCTGCGCTACTCCACTTTGCACATGCTTGCTACTAAAGAAGTCGAGAAGGTTGATTTGAGGATATTATCGAGTAAGGTTAAGAATTGTTTTTTCTAGCTTCTTCCAATTCCATTAAGCGATCGTCGTTTTTTGCCATTCTCTTCAACCGAGAGTATAGGTTGCGGAAGTCTGATTGTTCGATTGACTTGTACATAGTATGCACAATCTTATCCGGTGCGACGCCAGGCTTTTCGACGTCAAAAGAGACAACTAAGAAAGCGTCTCTGTAATAACGAGTGAACAATTCAGGATAGTTGTCTATCGTTGAATGAATCTCTTCCAAGAAATCCATCATCACTTGGTAAGTCACGTTCGCATTGTCATCGTAAATATTTTTATGGACGCAACCACATGCCGCCAGTATTGCGAGGAACACTCTGTAGTTAGGCTTATCTTCCTTCCAAAAGCGCTGGAAGAGGTCAACATCTTCACTATCACTGTGAAGGCTTTGTATCACTTTTGCAGACTCCTGAGTGATACGGTGAATTTTAAATAGAATATCGAAGGTCTTCTCCTTGTCATCTGTGTCTTCAAAAACCTGCCGCACGATATGGTTTTTCAGCTTTGTATAGTTATTATCGATCGCATTGTTCGGCGTGTTGCTAAATAAGCCAATAAACAATGCCCTGACCTCTTCATATGTGATTTCCTTCTGGTAAAAAGAGTCCAACATGGCGAAGGCGGATGCCTCTTCAGAGGCACTCTTAAATGCTACATCTGACTTGCTGGCTACGTTCCTGATTTCTTGGGGTCGTATGTAACGTGCCAACCGAAGGTCTAGCTGCTTTATTTCATTCTGGAAGTTCGCCGCTTCTGCAACGTCCCAAGAATTTGTGGTCTCAACTATCTTTACTAATACGTGGCTCCCCTCGTGAGGGTGCTGTACGATCGACATGGTTGTCTGACATCCGTTTACAATGCTGGCCTCATCCAGCCTTAAAGTGTTCTCGTCTATTCTAGTAACGGTCGCGGCCCTGAAAGTAATGCCATTATTCCTTTCAAGGAACTTTGCGGGTTCTTCCTGAAGAGTCTTCGCGATTTCTTTATTAACAGTAATCTGTCCTTGGCTGAGAGAAACGCGGCCACTAGCTTGCCCTAAGAATTCTCGGATATTCTCTAAGAAGAGGGCGTTACCAAAGTTTCTGTATATTTGCTTTAGCTCACTTCCTGAAATAATCCCAACATACACCGGAGGCAAAAATATATAAGGCTGAACGAGATTCAAAATCACACCAGTAGGTAATATATGTTGCTTTCTGTAAGCAGTTTGTAAAACTGGAAGTAGTGTAGGGCCGTCAATTACATGTAAACGACCGGCCTGCATCATCGTGTCATAAAAAGGTTTGGAAGACATTTGTGAGCGCTCGTACCTCTGACGAATAGCCCTCAAGTCTGTGACTGTAATAATCATGAAGTGCGCGGTTGGCAAACTATCTTCCTGCAAGGCTTCAAACAGATTTCCACCGGCACTTGCTCGGCGACGTTCCGCGTCGTAGTTCTGAAATTTACTGATAACTGAATCAAACTCCTTAACTTCCGGGATAGAATATTTGGACTGGATAAGGAGTTCCTCAGAATTATCTAAACTGTGGCATGACAAATCTACGCCTTTGTCATGGGTTTTTCTCTTATTCTTCTTCGGCCGGTCAAACCTCTGTCCTAAGTCAAGGTGAGGCACAATCCTTAATGCAAATTCAACAAATCTGTCGCCCTTTTCCTCGGACTTTTCATGAGGCAATAAAGTGTTGAACTGATTTTCCAGATGAGATAGAAGGCTACCGTAATTTTCGAGGTATGAAGGATAAGCCACTCGTTTTGGCCGTTGATTCTTCATGAAATACTCCTAGCTGCATCTTAGCGAAGTGAAAGCACAGCGGGCGGCAAGAAGAAATCGGTGCCGACTTTATCAATAACTGATGTTGAAGTAAATAAGGGACGATCGGATAGCCCGCTGGTAGTGAGAGTCTCTGATTGTCTCGAATAATTGTCGTCAAATAGAAGGCCCGGCCTAGTGAACGGCCGGGCCTTCTATTTGTAAAGGGCGGGCGCATGCTGGTGACACATGCCCGCCCCGCACCCTTCTCGCCATGCGCTTTCAGTCCTGTGCCTTTCTATTTTAACCGTTGACACCCCCTCATGCCGGGCATATCATTCCCGCGTTCACCTTCGCGTCCCGGCCCCTCAACCTCAAGGGCTTACGCTACTCACGACCAAGGAGAACATTATGCTGAAACGACTCACGCGCTGGCTCTTAATCCTGCTGGTACTCGTCGCCGCCCTCGTGCCCGCGTCCTCGCAACCTGCTGACGAACCGCTTCGATAGCCTCACACTAACAGGAGAAACACCATGACTAACTCGTCTCGGAAACTAGCATTCGCCGTTCTGCTCTCTCTCGTGGTCTTTAGTTTGATTCCGGTAAGTCACGCCGGTACAAGCCGCTCGCCAAAGCCCAAGCTCAAGGTGGCGGTGAAGATCAAGACAGACGACGGACGGACAGTGAAGGCCGTCGCTACCAACGGCAGTATGATCAAGCTCGGAAAGGACGGGGATGTTTACGGGCTGGTAGTGGCGGTACAGGATGAAGGCAAACAACTGGTCGAGTTTACCGTCTCACGGATTCCTCCTAAAGAGGGCGGTGCGCCCGAAGAAATCGAGAAACTCCAGGTCGAGGGCGCGTCGGCGAAAACGACTAACACCCCTACGAGTTTCAGTATCGAGGTGGTTCGTGTAGAGAAAGTGTCTGACGCCCCCGCGCAGAGTACCGGACAGGCCGGGCAAAGCAAGTACGCGGATTTCGTGTACGCACATTTTACGCCGGGCACGAGGGGCCTCCGCCCCGGCCCTCCTCAAGGGCGCGGTTATCAGGCTGGCGACGGAGTGTGCTGTGTCTCCTGTGATGACGGATTCACAGTCTGCGCGAACTGTTACGTCGAAATCGTGGGGTGCGGGGCTTGTATTACCGCTAAATGTATGAACGAGGGCTTCCCCTCTTAACGTCGACTCCCTTCTACGTTGTGGACTGTTGGCCGAGGGCTGGGCGCGTGGTCACGACACGCGCCCGGCCCTCTTCACTGTCCGGGTTTCAATTGATGGCCGTTACGACTTCAGGCTATGCGGCTTGCGGTAGTTGAACCGGGGCCAGAGGCGGGGGAAGCGCCACGGCTTCCCCTCCCTTGGCTTGTGCGGGTTGCGGAGCTGCCCGCGGTGTTGCTCGGTTAGGTAGGTGGTTAGCTCTTGCACTACTCGCCCCCTTTTCGCCTCGCCGCGAGCGCGTCGCCCCGAGTGCTCCCCGCACGTCTCACAGTTCGGGTTCTTCTTAACTACTTTGGAGACATGCGTGGCGCGGGTGGGCAGGAGTGAGTAATGGTGCCTAAGCCGACACCCGCGAGCGGGGGCTCGCGCAGTCCATCCTCGAATAGGGGGAATAATCCCATCACCGGATTCGTGGCGCTGACCACTAGCCACGTGATGAGGCTAAACTACGACGAACTGGGTGACATCTTCGACGCGCGCCGCGCCGAGTTCAAGGCGCGCGGAGCGGGTGACCTACTGCGAGAGATTTAGGCGGACATGGGCAAATTCTTCTCGGGATTTACCAACGTCGGAAGGGATTAAAAGGTAGCCCCACTTATTTCTATCACAGCGCGCTCTCTTGTCTTTCTTCCAGATTTGCATATAGAGTTTTGTTACCTGAGAGGGAGAATTGTGTATACCCCACATGGCTCCGTTTTAGCTCTCCTAAATTGAACTTGCGCCAGTGTAGCTTATGCGCTACACTTACGGAGGTCTGATTGGCGACACTGATTCATGTAAAACTCTACCGAACAAAAGATGGCAGAACTCCGTTCAGGACATGGATCACCTCTCTCCGCGATGTTGACGGCCGCAACCGCATTAACGCCAAAATCACCGGTTTAAAATTAGGCAACACGAGTAATTGCGAGCCTGTCGGTGAGGGGGTCAGTGAACTCAAAATCGACTTCGGGCCGGGTTATCGTGTCTATTTTGCCAAGCGCGGCAAGTCGTTAATAATTCTCTTGTGTGGCAGCGATAAAGACGACCAGCATTCGGCCATTAAGCAGGCGAAAAAATATTGGGCCGATTACAAGTCCCGCCACACGCAGTAAGGAGACAAGTCATGGCAGCGACACAGTTTTCGTTTGATGTGACGACGCTCACGGAAGATTTTGAAGATTACCTTACCGACCTTTTACAAGACGAGTCCGAGGCAGCCTCGTATCTCTCCGCCTGCTTTGAGGAGGAAGACCACCGAGTGTTTTTACTCGCCTTGCGCGACATCGCGGAGGCGCGGGGGATGAGTCAGGTTGCGACGGAGGCCGGACTGAACCGTGAGAATCTATATCGGATACTGTCAGAACTCGGGAACCCACGTCTGTCCAGCCTTAAGGAGTTATTACGCGCGTTGGGGCTTAAAGTCTCCTTCTCGCTAGGGGTAGGCGCGGAGAGGAAGGGTGCCGCGTCTATTGAGCAATGCATTGCCGAAATCGATGCCGAATATCCTGCGTTAGTTCGTACATTCTCTGTCGGTAGCAAGGATAGTGCCTATGGCGACCTCGTTACAGCTTGAAGGGTATTATATCCAGGAGTTAGGCTTCCGTATCAGGAAGGGCGTATCGGTTGCCGGGACACACCAGCTGCGCCCAGGGCTTCACCCGCAACTGGCAGAGCCCTTAGACGATGCTGCCTACAGCGTCCACGTTGAGGTCAAACTAACCCGGAATAAAACAAATCCTCATCGGTGGCGTGTAAGGTTAAACTTATCTTCGGCAGAAGAGGATAACCAAAACCCTTATGAATTTAGCACCGTGCTGGTGGGCTTCTTCCGCCTGACCGAGGAGTATGACGAGGAAGATTTACAATTCTTTATTGGTAAAAATGCGCCCACCCTTCTTTTCTCAGCGGCACGCGAAGCCATAGCTACAGCAACGGGTCGGGGCCCGTTCCCCGCTCTGGTGCTGCCTGCTGTGGTGTTTCCATCGCAACCCGACCTTAAACTTTTACCATCGGCAAAGAAGCCGGCGCGTAAGGCCGCAAAAAAGTCTTCAAAAACTCGGTCTACGCGGAAGTCAAAAAAAGGGGCACGATAGAACACTTAGGCACCCGGCCCGGTCAGAAATGGCCGGGCTTTTATGTATAGGGGCGGGCGCGTGCCGGTGACACATGCCCGCCCCGCCGCCTGTTGTGGCTTACTCTTCGCTTGACTCGTCTTCTGTTATCCCCTTCTGGGCGGCCACGAGCTTGCCGAGCGCGAGCCGGATGTATGTAGGGTCGGTGTCGTCCATCTGCCATTCGGTTATGGCATCCCCTATCGCGTTGTAGAGATTGACCGGCGTGTCGGGGTGCCGTAAGACCGCGCTGATGAGTTCGGGCAGGTCTCGCTTCTGCTCAAACTCAAGCTTGAAGGTGGTCGGGCTGGTCACCGAGAAGAGGTTAGCGAGCCCGCGCAGGTCGAAGCCCTCGCCCCCCAGTGCTCAATCCCTGTCTTCGCCGTGGCCGCTTCGAGGCCGCGCATGATTAAGTCCGTGAGCCAGTCGGGCATGCCGCGGGTGTGGTCGTAGACGTCTATTAGAGCACGGGCCGCTCGCTCGTATTGCTCCGCGACGGCAACGAGGTCTAAGTCGACGCGCGGGTCTGCCTCCTGAAACTCCGCGTAGTTAATTACGAGGCGCGATAGCGCGGCCCGCTCGCCCTCGTGCTTGTAGTAGTGAACAAGCGCCGCGCTGTACGCCTTGAAAGCGTAGTTCACGGCCTCCTCGTCGAAGGCTTTGCCGAACATCTCCGACGCCTTCCGCTCCGCCGCATCGATGGCCCCGAGCAGCCGGCGCAGCTCGTCGGGCTTGTCGAGCGCGCCGCGCAGTTTGGCCTCAATCTTCTGGCCGTGATATTTCCGCGTCGCCAGCAACCCCTCGGCGCGGGCGCGGTCGTTGCCACCTTCGGCCTTCCCCTTCGTCCGAGAGGATTTGCCGGTTCGGTTCTGGTTATGGGTTTTGCTTGCCTTCGCAGGCGTGGCGGTAGTAGATTCCTTACGCATCTTTCGTGACTCCTTTACGGGTAGGACGGTGGATGCTGGGCCGTCGCGTGGTAACGACACGCGGGCGGCCATTCCTTTTGCTACGCTGAGTTGTTTGTTTACCTTCTGGCGGAAAGAATTCTTTGCAACCCTTCAAGGGATTATGTTATAACTCCGACGTTTAGGAGTCAAGAGGAATTGTTGCGATAATCGAAAGGATTATTCCAATATGGGAAAACTGATTACGCAGGCGGAGGCGGCAAGACTGCGCGGCGTGACTGTTTCAGCGATTAGCTATCTTGTTAGGCTTGGTCGTATCCGTTCGGTTGAAAGATACGGCCGCGTGCTGGTTTATGATGATGAGGTTATGAATTATGAGCCGAAGCCAGCGGGTAGGCCATCAAAGAGTACGAAGAAAGGCAAGAAGAAGTAAACCAAGAAAACTTTTCAAATTAACTCATTAACGTCACGCCGCCCTTAATTATGGACAAAGAGGTAATACAGAAACTCGCAAAGGAGGCAGTCCAGCAGTTCAAGGCGCAATGGGTAGACACGCCGTACGCACAAGTGGTTGAGCAGGAAGGGACTCATGTCTTAATCGTTAAATTATCCGAGCAGTTTCCTTATGCCTCATTGCACCTCAACTTAGAAGAGAGATGTGAGAAACTTCTAACTGACCTCCACCAAAATCTTGCAGATGATGATAGAGAAAGTGAAGATGACAAGGCAGATCTTATGCGGCGCTTTACCTACCGTCTACCACACGAGCTAATCCACATGGCTACAAGATTCATGCCTAGTTTCCTCGTCTACAGCCTTACTATGGTGGACTTGCTAACGCACCGCGAGCGCGTTCAGGCCATATCAAATCTATTAGACGAACACATACAAGCAAGCGTTACTAGACAAGCCGGAATACTTACTCGCGGCCTGCTACAGCTACTTAACCTCACAGAGAAAAGGAAGCGTGGAGCATCAAGTGTTATCGATGATGGAAAAGTGCTTGATGTTCTTCTCAAATTCAGAGGTGAAATACCTTCAATTCGCCAATTAGCCAAAGAACTCAATACTGAACCAGCTACCATACGAAACTGGCTCCGCAAGAAGGGGTATACATCTCTACAAGAGTTAGCAAAACACATGATAATGTCTTTTATAGTAATGGGGCACACGTCTGACCCGAGGAATGTCGTTAGACGATTGCTAAAAGAAGAGGGCGAAGGAAAGAAGGCTAAAAAAAAGGGGGTAATAATTAAGCCCTAATTCTACCCGGGTAGAATTAGGGCTTAATTATTACCCAATTGACAGGATTTAGATTGACGTTAGACTGAGGTGAAAGAAGCGGCGGGCGTTGAGTTTCCAGGCCCACACCCGCCGCTAGTCAAACCAGGACTTTTGAAAGCCCCGGCTCGTTTGCGAGTGTAGCGAGAACCGACCCGGGGCGCAATAGCCATGAAGGCCGCCCCGTGATGGCGCCCTACGGAAGGGCGTCGGCTGAGCCGTAGGTTTAGGTTTCTCGCGCACCGCCTGCGTGAGATGGCAAGGCGTTCGCTGTCGGGGGTCACGGCCCGACGGCGGACGCCTTTTGCTTTTGGCGGGGCCGGTATCACGCATGAAAAACCTCCTTCAGCACAACCATACCCCCGACGGGGCACCGAGCACATACAGCGTCCGCGCGGGAGGCGACATCGTCACCGTCGAAGACGACGGCTACAGGTGGACGCCGGGCACACCCATCCCGCGCGGTAGGCGGCCCAACGCCCTGCTCGCACTTGCCAGAAACGCCGAGGCCCGCGAGCGTCACCTCGAAGAGGAGCGCAACCCCGGGCGGCGGGAAGGGAGGCGAGCGGCATGACCGAACGCGCCCCGGCCGACATCATCAACGGCATCCTGACATACATACTCCGCAAGGGGCTCACTCTCAAGGACGAGCACCGCACGCAGATGCGTGTGGTGAGGGGGCTCTCGGGCGAGTGGATTGACTCTCAGGTGTACCGCTCGACGTTTGGTTCAGAGGCCGAGCGAGACGCGGTCGCCGAGCTCGCCGCGCCGTACCTCGACGCCTTCGGCGGCGGCGTGCCCGGCTTCTACCACGACGGCCGCCGCTGGCGCTCGGTCTACACAGCGTCGGGCATCTTCATCCCCGCGCGCGACGAGTACGGCCGCATCCAGGCGCTCGCCTACCGCCTCGACAGTCCGCGCGACGGCTGCAAATACATCTGGTGGAGCAGTAACCCGGAGACGGTAGACGACGCGGGCCGCCAGAAGTATCCGCTCGGCGGAGCCAGCGGCGCCCCCGTCCATTTCGCCAACCGCCCTGCCATGTGGGGAGCCGAGGAATTGACCGTCGTCGAGGGCACGTTGAAGGCGGACATCTGCGCCGCGCTCTCGGGGCTGCCGGTTGTCGGCGTCGCGGGCGTCAACAACACGCGCGGCCTGGCGGAGAGATTATGCCGGAACCTCCCGCATCTCCGCCGTGTCAACGTGGCCTTCGACAAGGACGTCTTCTCGAAGCCACAGGTCGCCGACGCGCTCGAACGCCTCGTCACCCAACTGGAAGCCGAGCGCTTCACCGTCCGGGTGCGCATGTGGCCCGGCGAGGCGAAGGGTTTCGACGACTTCCTGCTCTCTCAAATCCGCGACAGGGAGGTGGTCGCCCGATGAGCACGGCAAGGGTTCACGACTTCACGCCCGCAGCCTTCCGCCGCACGCTCGACAGGCAGCAGCCCGCGGACGACAAGCACCCGGCCACCGTGCTCGACGACATGGCCGACGGCGTCCTCGCCTTAGACTACGCGCTCACGCTCGCGGGCTTCTCCTACGAGGCGCGCCAGCTCACGCTCTCAATCATGGGCCTGATAGGCGGCGGGGGCGGCCGCCTCGAAGTGTTCGACAAGACCCTGGCGGAGCACCTCAACTGCTCCGACCGCACGATCCGCCGCTGGCGTGCCGCCCACATCAAAGAGTCGAAGGCTAAAAAGTTCTCGCTCCTTCACCTCGAAGAGTGCGACTACAACGCGGCGCTCAAGCGTTACGAAAAGACCGCGTACAGCTTCACCGCGGGCGACTACGTCAACACCGTGGTCGCGGAGGCTCGGGCCTCAGAGCTGTACCAGACCGACCGGCGGGCGGCCATCGAGCACGCGGCAGGGGAACATTACGACGAGATACCCGACGCCCCGCCCCGGGCGCGAAGGCGTAAGCCGCGGCGTGCTCCGACCGTCCGTGTCGAGCAGGCTTTCGTCTGTGCCGCCCGGAACGTAGAGAAGGGCAGGCGGGCGCTCGAAGACCTGTCCGACGACTCGCGGGCGGCGCTCCTGGAGAGCAGGCAGGGGGAGGAGTTGCGCCGGACTCTTCTCAAGCTCCAGGCGGACATCGCCGAGGTGTTGGGAGATTTTCCCGCGGAAAATCTCTCGCAAACTGTTGAAAACGAAGAGGATGACAGGGGGTATAGGACATTTTGTCCGGCACCCCCTCCGTGTCCGGTACCCACCGAAGGTGAGCCGAACGCTGAAGATGTGGTCGCGTGGGCAGAAATTGAGCGCCGCGCCGCGGGTGCGCCGCGGGTGCAGAGCCGCGAGGTGCCCTTGTGCCGGCCGTCACCGGGCGAATCGCCGCCCGGTGTTCTACGCGCCGTGGAAGATGAGGAGGCCGACGCAATACGCGCCGAAGGGTGCGGGGAGGTTTGATGGACACGCTGCTCGAACAACTGGACGAGCGCATCAGGCGTGTCGTGGCGGAGGCGCTGGCGTCGCGCGAGGAGAAGCCCGCGCCGGCGTCAGGCGATCCGCTCGACGACCAGACGCGGCAGGCCATCCGCGAGCAGGCCGTCATCGCCCACAAGGCGTACCTGACCCGCAAGGAGGTTGCCAAGTACCTGGCGGTGAGCGAGCGCGCCGTCGCGGACTGGGCAGCGCGCCCGGCCACCCAGAACCCCCTCCCCGAGCGGCGCGCGGGCGGGGAGCCGCGCTACAAGCGCGAGGAGATAGACGCCTGGGCGGAGCGCGAGGCCCGGCTGCAAAGATTGAAGCTGGCCGGGTGAGCAGTTAGTATCCGTCACGCTTCCCTTGCGTGATGGCTGCAACCGCTCACGAAGGAGGCTGCTATGCCGGTTTACCGGAGGAAGTACAGGGACAAGGCGGGCGACGTCAGGCTCGGCCACTACTACTTCAAGTTCGTCGTCGACGGCGAGGTCTACAAGGAGACCGTCCCGACGGCGCGTACGAAGAAGCAGGCGGAGGAGGCCGAAAGACAGGCCCGGCAGGCCGTGCACGACGGCGTGTACGGCACGAAGGGCAAGCGTCAACCCTTCTCGGCGTTCGTGCAGGAGGTCTATCTGCCGCACGTCGAGCAGCACAACCGGGACTTCTACCACTACCAGGTGCACGCTCGGACCCTTTGCGAGTATTTCAAGGGGCGCTCTCTCGGGCAGGTCTCGCCGCTCGCCGTCGAGTCCTTCAAGCGCGAGCGCCTGAAGACTCCCGTGCGGGGCAACAAACCTCGCAAGCCCCGGGCCGTCAACGCGGAACTGACCACCCTCTCGGCCGTCTTCTCGCTGGCCGTCCGGCTCAGGCAGTTGCGCGAAAACCCTTGCCGCAAGGTCAAATGGCTGGAAGCCGAAGAGGGGCCGTCGAGGCGTCTCTCGGCGGAAGAAGAGGCGGCGTTGCTCGAAAGCGCGGAGTCTGAGCAGCCTTATCTCGCGCCGATGATAAGGCTCGCGCTGTGGACGGGCTTCAGGCAGGGCGAGTTGATTGCGCTCCAGAAGTCGGCCGTGGACCTCGACCGCAACCGTGTCTTCGTGACTAACCCGAAGTGGAGGAAGGATAAGCGCAAGACGGAGGGGAACCCGATGAGCCCGCAGGTGCGGGAGCTGCTCACGAAGCTGTGCGAGACGGCCGGGGGTGAACTCCTCTTCACGGACGGCGAAGGCCGGAGGCTCAAGCGTCATAACGTCCGGGACGCATTCCACCGGGCGTGCGTGCGGGCCGGGATAGAGGGCCTTCGCTTCCACGACCTGCGGCACGAGTACGGCTCGCGCCTGGGCGATTCGGACGTGAACCTCAAGAAAATTGCCCGCCTGATGGGGCACTCCAACACCAAGCAGACGGAGCGCTACGTCCACCCGACGGACGACGGATTATTGCAGGCCACGACGGTCGCGGAGCGCCCCGAAAGTTCCCGAAACGTTCCCCGAAGGCTCAAAGCAATATGCTAA